GTGGTGGAACTATCAGAGTGCTATGGGGGCCGTACGAGTTTGGTTCTATCAAGTATCCAAACCTTCCTAAGTGGTCTGGGCCTAACCCTTCTGGGCGCAGAGGTTCTCGAGGTTACTTTATCTATCCTACGCTGCGCCGGATACAGCCTAAAATCGTTTCAGAGTGGACAGCCGCTTTCGATAGAATACTAAAGGAGTGGACATAAATGGCCGCTACATCAAGAGCCTTAACGCTCAAACTCCTTGCCGATATATCGGACTTTACTAAAGGCATCGACCAAAGCCAGAAGCAAGTCACCACAATGGGCGACAAGATTACAAAGTTTGGCAAGGCTGCCGGGGTTGCTCTCTTAGCGGCTGGCGCAGCAGCCGTAGCCTTTGGCGCTAAGGCAATCCAAGCCGGAGAAGCTGCTGCTACATCTAACGCTCGCATTGACCAAATCAACAAGTCTATGGGTCTGTTTGGTGATTCCACAGATGAAGTAACTGCCAGCCTTATCAGCTACGCTAATGAAACTGCCAGAGCTACTGGTATAGACCAAAACGCTATTAAAGCAACCCAGGCTAAATTATTAACTTTTAAAGAGCTTGCAACAACAGCCGATGATGTAGGCGGCAACTTTGAACGAGCTACTAAAGCCGCTATCGATTTAGGAGCCGCTGGATTTGGTACTGCGGAAGATAATGCAGTTTCATTAGGTAAAGCCCTTAACGACCCTATTAAGGGTATTTCCGCTCTTAGCCGTAATGGTATCACTTTTACCGAAACCGAAAAAAATCGTATAAAGGTTCTTGTAGAATCTAACAAAGTAAGCGAAGCTCAGAATATGATTCTGGCCGCTATTGAAACACAGGTCGGCGGTACTGCCGTAGCCACAGCAAACGCCTCTGACCGCATGAAGGTCGGCCTAAGCCAAGTGACCGAGACTATCGGCATGGCCTTATTGCCAGCCTTTGAGAAGGTAACAGCCTTTCTACTCGATGAAGTATTTCCAGCATTTCAGGCTTATGTCCTGCCAATCGTCAAAGAGCTAGCAGCCTTTATTCAAAACAACTTTGTACCGATATTGCAGAATTATTTTATTCCGATTGTTAAGTCTTTGTTACAGGCTTGGACTACTGTAGCCAATTCAGTCAGAAGGAATGAGCGAGAGTTAAGACCTTTGCTAAATCTATTTAAGGCAGTCTTTGAGTTCGTCAAGGTTTATTTAGCACCGCTTCTAGTCAATGTCTTAGGCAAGGCTTTGCAAGCCGTGGCTGGAGTCGTCTCAACCCTTATCAGCCTTTTCTCTAACCTAGTAGGCATAATCAATGCAGCGGTAAACGCTATAAGTGCCGTAGCAAGCGTTGGAAGGTCTATAGGCGGCGCTATAGGCGGCGCTCTAGGCTTTGGTGGCGGTAGAGCCATGGGTGGGCCTGTATCGGCCAGAACGGCCTATGTAGTAGGCGAGCGCGGCCCTGAACTATTCGTACCGGGCAGCTCTGGTTCAATCATTCCTAACGGCATGGGTGGCGGAACTACTATCAACCTAACAGTCAATGGCGCGATAGACAGCGAATCAACAGCCCGGCAGATAGTAAGCATCCTTAACGACTCACAAGCCCGAGGCACACTAGGCAGTCTGGCGTTTGCATGACCCTATGGAATCCTGACTGGGCAGTAGAGGTTAATGGACTAGGCGATGTCACAAACCTAGTCTTATCCGATTTAACTATTACTTCCGGCCGTACTGATATTTATAGCCAGCCTATTGCTGGATATTGCCGATTTACCATTAAGAACTTAGACCAGTCTGCTATTGCCTTTGATGTGAATGATTCAATCGTGGTCAAGATTAAGGACTCTACTGATACCTATATTCCGCTCTTTGGTGGCGATATATCAGACATCGATGTAACAGTAACCACAGGCGAGCCAGCCATAACTCAGAACATTATAGTTACGGCTCTAGGAGCGCTATCTAAACTTCCTAAAGCAATAACAGAAGGCGTGTTATCTAAAGACTTTGACGGAGACCAAATATTTGAGATTTTATCCCAGATTCTATTTAGCCAATGGAACGCAGTACCACCTGCCGAAACTTGGAACGCTTACGATGCGCTTACTACATGGGAGGAAGCAGAGAACGCTGGACTAGGTGAGATAGACCGACCCGGCGATTACGAGCTAGCAGCACGAGCGGCAGACACCACAGACATCTACTCGCTAGTATCAAGCCTAGCCAATTCTGGGCTTGGATATATTTATGAAGATGCTTCTGGCCGTATCGGCTATGCAGACTCAACCCACAGGAGCGAGTACCTATTAGCCAATGGTTATGCCTTTGTAGATGGCGACTGGGCCTACGCCAATGGCATAGCTACATCTAAGCGCCTTGGAGATGTGCGCAACAAGGTAACTATTACCTATAAGAACGGCCAACAAGAGACTGCCGAAGATGCTGCCTCAATTCAAACCTATGGCACACAGGCGCAGAATATAGAAACAAGCATCGAGGACGGCGCAGATGCGCTAAGCCAAGCCGAGTTCTACCTAGACATCCGAGCATTTCCGCAATACCAATTTAAGAGCATTACCTTTCCAATGGCCAACCCTAATATCCCGGATGTTTCACGTGACCAAGCCTTTAACATCTTTATGGGCCTACCCCTAGACATCGAAAACTTACCTCTTAACATCGCCGATGGCCGTTATCAGGGATTCGTGGAGGGCTGGACTTGGACTACCCGATTTAATGCACTTGATTTAACAGTTATTGTCTCACCTGTTGCCTACTCGCTACAGGCTTTCAGGTGGAACAGCGTACCTGTCACCGAGACATGGAACACGCTAAGTCCTACTTTAGACTGGAATAACGCTACAATAGTAGCCTGATAAGGAGAATACATGGCAACGACCACAAACTATAGCTGGGCAACCCCAGACGATACTGACCTAGTCAAAGATGGCGCTGCCGCTATTCGTACACTTGGCTCATCGGCAGACACAACAGTAAAAAATCTCAATCCCGGAACTACTGCTGGAGACATCGATTATTACACTAGCGGAACAGCTAAAGCCCGAATTGGTATTGGTACAGCGGGTCAGGTTTTGCAAGTCAATGCTGGGGCTACTGCTCCAGAATGGGCTACATTTGCCGGTGGTGGTAAAGTGTTGCAAGTTGTTCAAGGTACATATTCAACTTCTATCTCATCAACATCTACATCTTTTGCAGATACCGGCATCACAGCATCAATTACACCATCTGCGGCTACATCAAAAGTGTTAGTAATTGTTTCTCAACTTGGTTATGGAAAATCAGGCGGTGGAGACACTAAAGTGCAAACCAAATTATTTAGAGGCGCAACTGAAATTGCAGTCATAAGTGGGTCGGCGGCATATAACAACACAAACGCACCTTTACAATTAGGAACTTTGGGTATTGCTTATTTAGACTCGCCTTCTACAACATCGGCAACAACTTACAAAACGCAATACAGAACCACTACTGGAAGTGCCGTCTATGGTCAAGATGGTGCAGAAACTTCAACAATTATTCTTATGGAAATAGGTGCTTAATATGGCTAGAGGTTCAGATGTATTATTGATGCTTCGTCCAGAAGGCGGATGGGTTATTTATGGAGATGATTTTGATTCTATCATCTACGATGAAGGCGTAACTCCTGTAACTAAAAAGCAGTTCACAGATGGTTTTAGCGCATACGATAAAATCAAAGAACAACAGGATGCAGCGCAAGCATCTGCTAAGGCTGTTCTATTAGAACGCTTGGGCATTACAGCCGATGAGGCCAAACTCTTACTTTCATGACCTATAAGTTATGCAAAGCCGGACAACAGTTAAGGCTTCAAATTGACGACGCATTTGGTGACCGCGACCGCGCCAGCGATGGGTGGGTCGGCGACACAAGTCATAAAGCTCGTCGTTCTGACCACAATCCTGATGCAAAGGGTATCGTCCGTGCCATTGATATTGACAGGGATTTATCTGGTAAAGCCAAGCCCGACCTCATGCCTTATCTTGCAGACCAGATACGAGTCTGCGCAAAGCGTGGCGATAAAAGAATCTCTTACATTATCTTCGCAGGCAGAATTGCTTCCTCTCGCATGGGGTGGCGCTGGCGCAAGTATCGTGGAATCAATCCACACAATACGCATTGCCATATTTCTTTCACTAAGAAGGGCGATACAGATGGTTCGTTCTTTAATATCCCGATGATAGGCGGCACAGATGATAAAGCTAAGCGATAAGCATAAGAAGGCATTAAAGGACTACGGCCTAGCCGTACTGGCCTCTGCCGTGACTATGGGAGTGGCCCTGCTATCTGACATGGCTCCACAATACGCCGTGGTGATTGGCGCTATAGCTGCCCCTGCCGTTAAGTGGGCAAGCAAGAACTCCAAAGATTATGGCATCGGGGCGTCATGAGCCCGCAGGATACGGCAGCGGTTGTAGTTGCCGTTACGACCGTTATTGGTTCATTTATTGGCTTAGTGCGTTACTTAGTAAAGCATTACCTCAACGAACTAAAACCAAATAGCGGCTCATCTATCAAAGACCAGGTAAATCGTTTAGAAGCGCGTGTCGATACCATAATCGAGATGTTAGGCAGGTAACACTTTATCCATGGCTAAGCGAAAGGTTATAGACCTAGACACTTATAACGCGCTAGATGCGTGGGCGATTTCTTTACATGAGATGTACCGCGCGTTGAGAAAGGCAGGCTTCCCCGTCGATATTGCTTTGTCCATGATTCAAGACCCAGAGTGCTATCCAAGTTGGATACTGCCTGCTAAGCCTATAGAGAAGATTGGCGATATTGACTATGACGAGGATGACGATTAAGAGAATCGCTTGGATATCAGACATTCAGGCGCCTTTCTTTCATGAAGAAGCAGTCAAGAATCTAGGCAAGTTTTTAAGAGTTTATAAGCCTCACCAAACTATCTGCATCGGAGATGAGATTGACCTGCCGCAGCTTGGCGGGTTCGCCCAGCCATGGCAAGAGGTTGAAGGCAACATCGATGAGGACCGCAAGCTAACTTTAGAGATTCTTCAATACTTAGGCGTTACTGATGTAGTCGGCTCCAACCATGGAGCAAGAGTTTATAAGTCATTATCCCGCCGCTTACCAGCATTTATGAACTTGCCAGAGCTGCGCTATGACAAATTTATGGGTTATGACAAGGCCGGGATTAAGTACCATCCCCAAGGTTTCGACTTTGCTCCGGGTTGGCATACTTGCCACGGAGATGCTTTCCCGCTATCTAACAAACCCGGGCAAACGGCATTGAACGGCGCCATGCGTATGGGCAAATCAATCGTCTCGGGGCACACGCATAGGCTGGGCCTATCTGCCCATTCAGAAGCCTCTGGAGGCCGATACGGGCGCATTGTATGGGGAGTTGAGGTTGGCAACCTAGTGGACCTTTCTAGCCCCGGTATGGGCTATACAAAGGGTTATGCGAACTGGCAGATGGGCTTCGTAGTGGGCACTTTGGTAGGCAAACGCTTCACGCCTGAACTTATACCAATCGACCCTAAGGATGGGTCATTTGTTTATCAAGGCAAGGTCTATGGAAGGCCACGCTAGTATCGCCTGCCCTTATTTAGAAGATGAATCTGTGGATAACTTTGTTATAAAACTGTTACCTAAATTGGCTGGATGTTGCTTTAGGTTCGGGTAATGTTCTTCTTGTAGGCGCAGGGAGCGCCTCAAAGGGAGCGAACAAATGGCAAAGTCAAAAATCAGCCAAACTGATTACTCAACCATAGTTTTAGGCATGGCTGCACTTATTAACGAATTAGAGGCAAAAAACGGCCATAACAATTTCAACGAAACTATTGCAAACGCAAAAGAAATTCAGGAATATCTAACAGAAAAGATTGAAAAGCGCGAGCGCCTTGGAATTGGCTGGGGTGCATAATGAATACCGATTTAGCACTAGTCCTTATGGGCTGCACAGGAGCCATCTTTGGCTTTCTAGTGGGATATGCCAAAGGGCATGAACATGGCAAGATACAGGGCAAGATAAATGCTCGCCGTATCCTTAGGTCACAGGTTAGCCGATGAACGCTGGTGAATTTCTATCACAAGCCAGAGCTACAATTCAAGACCGTGGAATGGACTATGGACATCCATCAGACAATATGCAAAGAACCGCAGCACTTTGGAGTTCATACCTTGAAATGCCAATCACGGATTATCAGGTTGCAACTTGTATGGCATTGGTCAAAGTCGCAAGAAGCATGGAAACTGCAAAGGTCGATAATCAGCTCGATGCCTGCGCCTATCTTGCAATAGCCGGGCAACTACAGAGTGAGGAAAACGAATTATATGTTTGATTTATCAGATTATCAGCCTGTTGAGGACAGATTAAATCTCTTTTGGAAGGAACACCCAGATGGCCAAATTCATACTAAGTTGGTCGATACAAGTTCTACGCGCTTTATCGTTGAAGCTAGTATTTATCGAACAGAGGCAGACTTACGCCCTTGGACGACAGGACTTGCAGAAGAGACAGTCCAAGGCCGAGGTGTCAATGCGACTAGCGCACTTGAGAACTGCGAAACATCTGCTATCGGGCGCGCTTTGGCTAATGCAGGTTACGCTACTAAGGGCAAGAGAGCATCGCGTGAGGAAATGGTCAAAGTCGCTAAAGGCGCTGAAGTAAAGGCTAAGGTTGAAGAGGTAAAGGCTAAGATGGCCAATACTTCCAAGGAATATGTGCCGGTGCCTGTAGAATCTGACCCA